CCTTGAGCAAATCCGCGCCGCGCTGCAATCCCGTCACCCGATGGACGTAGCCAAGCAGGCAGGTGTACACCACAACACAGTCAGAATGATCCGCGACAACCCGAACGCTAATCCCAAGTGGCGCGTACTGGATGCGCTTTCTAAAGTGCTGGATGAGCCGACCCCATGAGCTACCGCGCCTTTCTAGAGGCGGGTATCCCGATCTTTTCACTGCTGCCAATACTGGAGGACGGCTCCTGCGGCTGTGGTGATCCCCGCTGCAAGAACGCAGGCAAGCACCCGAGAGCGTCAAACTGGCAGCACACGCCGCTGTGGTCTGAAGATCAGCTTGACGTAATGGAGCAAACCGGCCAGCTCAGTAGCGGGTACGGCGTGCTGGTCACGGGCCTGCTGGTGATCGACGTGGATACCCGAAACGGTGGCGATGAGTCGTTCGCCAAGCTTGCAGAAGATATACCCGAAGTCACTGGTGCGGGCCTGATCGTGGAGACTGGCCGACGAGACGGCGGGCGGCATCTCTACATGCGCGCGCCAGCAGGAGTGCCGCTGGTGCAATCGTTGCCTGATTACAAGGGTATCGACTTCAAATCTTCAGGTTACGTCGTGGGGCCTGGGTCAATCCATGCAGCAGGTCATGAGTACCGCATCGTCCACGGCTCGCCTGATGACATTACTGACGCACCAGACGCGCTTGTTGAGCTTTTGAGGCGGCCTGAGCGGCACAGGTCCAGCGTAGACGGGCAGGTCGTGGACATCAGCGATAGCGAGCTGGCTGAACTGTTGGACGGTATCCCGAATGATGAACATACCGACTACGAGGTTTTTATCAGGGTTGGGATGGCAGTCCACGAGGTCACAGGCGGCAGCGGGTTCGCGCTGTGGGATAACTGGGCAGCGCGCTCTCCAAAGTATGACTCAGCCGAGATGGAAAAGAAGTGGCACAGCTTCGGGTTTGACGATAACACCCAATGGCCTGAACCCCATGAGCAGGATGGGCTGGATATATCAGGCGTTGATTTGTTGCGCCCGCCCGGTTTTGTCGGGGAGATTGCTGATTGGATTGAGCAGCGCAACCGACACTCTCGCCAACATCTGGCCGTAGCCGGAGCACTGTCCGTTATATCGTCGGCTGCTGGAATGCGCTACCTTGACCCGCTGGACCACATCACACCAAATCTGTTCGCGTTTGGAGTGGCAGGCAGTGCCACGGGCAAGGAAACGGTCTTAAAATCCGTTCAAGAGCTTCTTAGGGCCGCTGGCGTGTCCGCTGCGGTGCATGGTGGGATCAAGTCCGAACAGGAGATATACCGAAACCTGATTAGACACCAAGCGGCTATCTACCTGATCGACGAACTTGGCGAGCATCTTGGAAAGATTCAGAACGCACGCAAGCGTGGGACAGCCACATATCTTGAGGGCGTTATTGCGGTTTTGCTGTCTGGCTACAGCAAAGCGAACAGCCACATGCTGGTCACGGGCGACTTGAAAGAAGAAATCCGCAAGAGCATACAGGCCGAGATCAGCGCGCTACAAAAAGAAGGCGGCGAGGAAAGCCCAGACGATAAGGTCAAAATGCGCTATGCGTCGGCGGTTCGGCAGTTGCAGACAGTCGAGAACGGGATCGAAGCGCCTTACCTGTGCATGCTTGGGCTGACCACGCCGGAGCGGTTCGATGCCATGATGGATTTTGACATGGCGACCAACGGCTTTCTGGGCCGTGCGCTGATCTTTCGGGAGCTGGACGATAACCCGCGCAGCAAAGGCCGCAACAAGATAAAGCGCGGGCCTGTGCCTGACAGCATAGCGGCGCGCCTGCAAGCCTTGTATGCACCAGGTTATAGCGAAGTCCCACGCAGAGTGGAGCGGATTGGCAAGGCTGTGGAGATACCGACCACCGAAGACGCTGGCGACCTACTGGACCGTGTGGTTTTGCAATTTGAAGAGCTGGCAGAAGATCATGGCTCCACAGGCATGACCGCGATACCACGCAGGGGCTATGAACAGGTTGCCAAGGTGTCAATGATCCTAGCGATCCCGTCAGGGCTGCGAACGGTCGAGCATGTGCGCTGGGCCTATGCGCTGGTCAAGCGCGACGTGGACCAGAAGGTGAAGCTCGCTTACTCCAACAGCGCAGCCGACAAAGCCGAAGGACTGGCTGCACGGGTGCTGTCTCTGGTCACGAAAGAGCATGGCATCACCGCTGGAGTAATGCGAAACAAGTGCCGAACCACCCCGCCGAAGGATGTGGACAGGTGCGCCGCCGAACTCGAAAAGCGTGGCCTGATTCGCTCTGAAGAGGTCAAATCAAGGCGCTCAGGCGGCACAACGAAAAAATACTGGCTTTGCTCTTGACATTGGCCTAGTCTGCTATTATGCTGTCTTGGCAGTAGAAAGAGACTGTAACAAAGCCCAAGGAGGCACAACAATGAGTATTCTGCAACAAGCGCAGAAACCGGGTGTCAGCCCGCTTATCTGCACCATCACCGGCGATGCTGGGGTCGGCAAAACCCGACTGGCAGCATCATTCCCTAAACCTGTATTTGTCCGCGCCGAAGATGGCATGGATTCTATCCCTATGGATCAGCGGCCTGATGCCCTGCCCGTGGTTGAACGGGTTGAGGATTTGTGGCAGCAGTTGACCGCACTGATCCAAGAAGAACACCAATACCAGACCGTCGCGATTGACAGCGTGACCGCACTGGAGCGGATGTTTATCCAGTATGTGGTTGATTCTGACCCCAAGAAGCCGCGCACGATCAACCAGGCGCTAGGCGGCTACGGGGCAGGGTTGGCAGCAGTTGCGGCCATGCACCACCGAGTTCGCAAAGCCGCTGGGATGCTCCAGAAGCGCGGGGTTCATGTTGTCTTTATCGCACATGCCGACACCAGCACGGTCGAGCCGCCTGATCAAGACCCATACACCCGCTATGACCTGCGGCTCGCTGAAGGTGAGAATCCTTTGGTTCAGTATATCCCTGCACTACAAACCACGGCTAAGGCAGCAGCCAGCGCCACAACCAACACCACGACGAAGGAGTAGCAAGATAATGAGCTTTTTTGATTTTCAAGACCGCGAAAGCGTGACCGGCCAGTTTGAATCAGGTGGCGGTGACTTTGAGCCGATCCCAGCCAACACCAGCGTCTTGGCCGCGCCCGACGAGGCCAAGTGGGATGACTATAACGACCAGCGTTATATCTCTCTGCGCTGGATTGTGCTTGCGCCAGAGGACTACAAGAACCGGCGGGTTTTCCAGAAGATTCGCGTGCTTGACGATGACAGCGCCAAAGCTGAAAAGGCCAAGCGGATGCTTGCAGCAATCGACGCGAACGCAGGCGGTAAGTTGCTCGCCAGCGGTGAAGAGCCGACCGATCACAGCCTGACAATGGCGCTGGTTAACAAGCCGATGGTTTTGAAGCTTCAGGTTTGGAAGCTGACCACCGAAACCGGCGAAGAAAAGACCGGCAACTGGTTTGATTTAGGCGGGTATGCCCCGGCCCGTTGTGGGTCGGGGTTTTGACTTAGGAGAGCAAAGTGAACGAAACAGCAACCGAAAAACACGACAAAATTGTTTGTCAAATTGCAAGAAATTATGAGAAGTTTCTTTCTTCTTTTGTTTTGTATAACAGCGCGTTAAGTTCTACTGGCCAATCTTCATATTTTGTAAAAAGTGGAATTAGTCTTTCGGCTAATACTGATGATGTGCCAGGGCATAAAACAAGTCTGTGCTTAGAGACACCTGTAGGAAATGGCAGTTTAGATATATATATCAGACACGTTTTACTTAAGCACGAAAAAGAAGAAAAAGGGATTTTGGTTGATATTGTAGTTGAGGTCAAATCCTATATTAAAAGCATTACTGAAACAATAAGGCAGATAAACAAACACAAACAAAGCATGAGAAGGTGTCGTCCAGACTTATACATTGTTGCTTCCCCAGATGATCGTTACATAGACATCCTCGAAAGCCAAGATATTCTTTTTTATGATGCTTCACTTTGCAAAGATTGGTGAGTCAAAATGATGCTGACTCACAAGTGGATTGATGGGCTATTTTCCGATAAATACACGGCGTATGGCATGAAGCTTCCGAATAATCTTTTAAAGATTATTCAAAGCGCAGTGCAATTTGATGTCGGCGATTTAAGAGGTTTCCCAAAAATGAAACCCGGCTCTTTTAATGAAGCAAATATGCCGTACCCAATTACACTTATACAAATGCAGATTTCAAATGACTCTCATGTTTTAGCTTTGCATATAAGCGAAAGTGTAAAAAACCATGCTGTGGGTTGGTTAAGGCTTGATGAATCAAAGGGCGACATAATGATTTGGGTTGTTGTAAAAAAAGGGCATAAACCATCATGTGGCGACATTTGTTTCTACAAACAAGTAGGGGATGGGAGCTTTATTTATAGGCTGGGCAACGGGCAAGTTGATGAGCAAGATTCTGGGCAACTGGATGAACAATGCAGATCAGTTCTTGATTTTTCTTTGCAATCAATGTTTGTTTTGTCTTGTTCTAATGTTGAAACGGTTGATAACGCACCATCAAAAATGCTCAACAAGATGAGAGCAAAACAAGGGAAGCCGTTAATCAACTCTCACAAAACTTTGGTTATTAAATCTGAGAATACAGCATCGAACACAAACAACGGCGGCACTCACGCCAGCCCCCGCGTGCATTTAAGGCGCGGCCATATTCGCAGGCTTCCGACTAAAAACGTATGGGTTCAGCCATGCGTGGTTGGTGACAAGTCAAAAGGTATTGTGACCAAGGATTATAAATGGCAATCAGGAGAACTCCAATGACCGACCAACGCACCCCCGAATGGTTCGCCGCCCGCAAAGGCCGCGTGACCGGCTCCAACGCAGGCGCAGCACTTGGCGTAAACCCGTGGAGAAAGCCCGACGATCTGATCCGGCAGATGGTGCGCGAGCATCACGGGCTAGAATCAGAATTTACCGGCAATGCCGCTACTGAGTGGGGCAGCTTCAACGAGTTCGGCGCACAGGCTGAGTATGAAATGGAGACCGGAAGAAAGGTACAACCCTGCGGATTTTTCGCATGGGAAGACTGGCTTGGCGCATCACCCGACGGCCTGGTTGATGAAGATGGCCTGATTGAGATCAAGTGCCCGTACGGACAGCGCAACAAGAACCCGCCAGAGTTCAAGACCGCCGAAGATCAGCCGCACTACTACGCACAAATGCAGGTCGAAATGATCTGTGCCGAGCGCGAGTGGTGTCACT